TGCAGGGTATTTATACGCCGAAATCGCTTTTTCTATTCTGGACAAAGAGGTATCGTTCTTATTCTTAAAAGAATAGAAATTATCCAACTCTGTTGTTAGGTTTTTAAATCTACCTGCGTCAGGGAGCTTTTTTATGGCTCCTGATAAATTAACTAAATCCTGTGCCTTCATACTAGATAAGCTAAAGCTCACTGGATTAGTCACCCACTTTAATCTGGATAATGCCTCCTGACTAGCCTCCGCGTTATACACCGCGTTCATTGGCGTATCAAATCGAAGATTTACTACGCCAACCGGCTGATCCGAATACACATTGTCCATTGAAGACCATCTATCAATCTTTTGCGGCTCTAATACATATGTTTTGAGCCTATTAGTTGGATAAGATGCTTGAATCTTTGCCAGCAATTCATTAGGCAAAAGACGAGCATTGTCTGGGAGATCAGCCAATGCCGAAGATACTCGTCCAATTTCGTAATCCCTAAACTTCCCTTTCATCTGTCCAAGAAGTTGTTGCTTAGTCACAGGATTCTGCTGCGCGGCAATAAAATCATCCACCTTGCTTACAAACAAAGAAGTCTCTGGAGTTTCCATGAGCAGTCTTTTTGCTTCTGGTATAACCCCCATTGGCTGTGCCGTAGGAGCCACCTTCATCAACGCTGATTCAACCTGCGGGCCCGAAGCCTTCAATGCCGCCAGCGTTGCTCTGGCCGTAGGCTTTACAAGCTTTAATGCAATCGTTGGATCAATAAATTCACCGATCTCACCATAACCCGCCGCGTCTTTTGTTGGCGTAGTCATGCGTTTAGGCAGGTACTGACGTTCTATTTCTTCGCCCGTCGCAAAACGACGATCTTTATCGTCTCTAAAAATAGATTCAATTGATCCCACAGTTCCCGGAAGACCGGCCACAGATCGACGGCCCACAGATTCAAGATTACTCAAGCTCTCTTTGCCAAGATCCTTAAACATGCCCAACATCTCACGCGGAGTAGGTTTTGGGCCACTGAAAAGATTCTTAATGGTATCCGCTGTAATCACACCAGAATTACTTAGGTCAGCGTCCTCACCATAAACAGGAGAGCCCTCGGCACGATGCACCACGCCACCCTCTGCTTTTCGGATGTCAGGGTTTTTGACGTTGAACAAACCCTCATTACCAATAGCCGATTTGATCTTCTTGGGATCAAATATGCCAAGGTTCTTGACGCCCGCTTCCAGCATATACATGCCATCAAAGCCTAACTTCTTGGCCGCATTTATAACAAGAGGATTCTCAATCTCTGCCCACGAACCACGGCTTAACGCAAAACCAATATCCTCTGGCGAGTTCATCCACGAGGTCGTATGCACCGATAGCTTTTTATCCTTCTTTGCCTTATTTGCAGACTTATATACTTCAGCTGCTATTTCTTTCAAATGACTTGTATTTTCAAAATCAAATGGCTTTTTGACTTGCACGTGGACAGGGTAGACCCGTGATGGGCCCGTGAATTTAGACGCGCTACCCAACCTCATTCCAGCAAACATGTCCGCAAATTCAGTTTGCGGAGAAACAAACGTCATGCCCCCTGTGCCGGGTCTAAACGAGGTAAACCCCTGATCCGACATACCCAGTATCCTATTTACCTCCCCCGCCTTTGTCAGCTCTAGCGAAAGAGGCTGCTGGAATGTCCCGTGGTACATGCGGCGTTTCTCAACAGACGGAGCCAAAAATGCCTCTCTCGCCTTCTCCAACTTCTTAGGATCAAACGACTTCAACTGCTGCAATACCTCTTGCGCAGACAATTTACCCATTGGGAAAGTATCTACTTCCTTTGCCGGAAGCGCCTTCCTTGCTTTAGCTATCAAGTTTTTGACAGCACTTGGTGGCAGTACCTGCTGTGGCGTAACCGGCAGTGGCAAATACGTACCCAGTTCCTCATACCCTTCGGCCTCCTTAGTAGGCGAAGTCATACGTGAAGGCAGTACGTCCCGCTTCACCTCCTCCGTAGTCATAAACCGGCGGTTTTTGTCATCCCGAAATCCCGACTCCACATCACCTACAAATCCGGGAATTGCGGCGACTGAGCCGCGCAGCGTGGACTCTATATTACTGACACCCCCCGCGCCAATTTGTCCCAATATGCTCAATGCCTCACGCGCAGTAGGTTTTGGACCACTAAAAAGATTCTTAATGGTGTCTGCTGTCATCCCACCAGAATCACTCAGGTCAACACCCTCACCATACATCGGTGAGCCATCAGCGCGATACACAACACCGCCATTTGCCATCATCACAGGCTGCTCTTCTTTTGCAAAGGGTGACTGATACGATATCTCCGACAAGCTTGCCAACGGCGAGGACTGTGTAGTGTCTTCCTCTAAGGTCGATTCCTCCTGCGCCATCTGCATCTCACGGCGCTCCAAATACCGCTCGGCGATAGTCTCATCATCGTCGTACTCGTCATCATCCTCACGCGAGTCCCCCAAAGTCATTGCAGCAAACGCCGCCTGATAACCCGGCCCCATGCGCTCCATATCCACACGGGTGACTTGATCCTGCTGTGGCGGGGCCGTTGCTGGTCCTTGTTCCGCGGACCGCGGTGCGGGCTCCAATGTAGAAAGGGGCGCGTAATCCTCACCTACCGCAGCCCGAGGAGAAGGTGCCTTCTCCACACGCTTGGGAGGGGGTGGTACGCGCTTCGCGGCAATCGGAACACCCATACGACCCGTGATCCGCGTGACATAATTCTGCGTCTCTTTTGGCAAAGACTCAAAATCTGCACCCCGCTTGACCCACTTGTCCGCGTTGCCCGGACCCCAGTTGTAGGCCACCGCCGCCGCCGTTGGATCATTGTTGTAACGACGCAGCATCACCGCCGCATAATCCCGACCCACCCGAGCAATCTCGTCTGGGCTATTATTCTTGGCTGGGCGAACACCAAACCCGGGATCGGTCACTGTGCCGGGCATCACCTGCATTTCCCCCTGCGCACCCTTGGGAGAAGTCAGCAACTTCCCTGACTTGTCATACCGCTTACCCAAGCTCTCAGCTTGCATCACCGCGCCAGTGAATTGGGACAAAAGGTCCGCGGAGCTTCCGCTAAAAGGCATGGGCTGTATTGAGTTCCTAATTTCCTTGTCGCCACCTTCTTTAGGTGAATAAGGCATAGGCACTCTTGTAGGTGTCTTATCCTCACCTGCTTTAGGCGAATAAGGCATAGGGACGATCAACTTGCTCTGATCATTTTTCCCCGATTGCGGCTGGGAGTACTGCTTGAATATCTGCTGGTACTGCTTGGGGCGCAAATGCAGACCCATCGGATCTTTCGTCACATCAGGGAACATATTGACCAAAGGACCCATGTAGGTCAGGCCCTTGCGCTCGGCCAAGCCCGCCAAGAATTCATTCTGCCCTGTGGTGGGCTTCGACTTCGTCCCGGGGCCCACACCAATCAATATCGGATTGCCACCCTGCTTACGTACAAAATCAATCTGCTGCTCAACATACTTCCTCTGCTCTGGAATGTTCGGCATCCCCGTGCCAAGGAACACGTCACGCCCCGCCAAACTATTCTCGGTAGCAAACTGCTGGAGCTTTTCAAATACCTCTTTCGGACCCGCACCTACCCGCGCCAAACCGGGGAGATTGTTCGCCTCCCGCATACCCACAGCCAAGCTGTCACCAATAGCAATAGGGGGCAAAGTTTTGTCAGCCATGGCTCGCGGTCCGTGTCAGGAGAAGAATGCCGCTAAACTACCATTTTCCCTAGTAATACTCAACTGCTCTGGCATCAATCTCCCGCTCTTCATCATCGTCATCTTCAAGCTGGATAAAGTTGCCCTGACGAAACCGCATCAACGCCATCACCATAACGTCCACCTGATCGTCATGCGCCCCGTTCGGGAAGGCCGCGCACTCCTCCACCAAGTCCTGCGCAAACTCTTCATCCTCCGGGTACCAAACCATCCCCGACTCCAGTATCGGCGCAACAGCATTGGCCCGGCTGATCTTATCCTGCCCCTGCCGCCTACCCCCCGGGCTGTACATCGTCACAGGGATATTCATCTTCCTCAACTCCTGCTGGAGCGAGGTCCCCGTTGCTTTGGCCTCGATCAACACATTATCCGGCTTCCAGTACACGTACTCCCGCTTGGCAATACGCTTTAATTCAGGAAAGTCCCACCGACCCTTGGTCACCGACAACAAGATCAACGCAGGGCCCGAGTCAGCACTGGGGTAGAACACGCCCCACGTTGCGATGACCGAGAAGTCGGCCGTCTCCTTCTTGCTATACGCCGTATCCAAGGTCTGCAAAATGTAGTCACACTCCGGGGGCTCATCATATTTCCACTTGCGCCACCACTCGCGCTTCAGAATAGCCCCCTCATCATTGGTGGGCTGCTGCTGCCACTGCGCATTCCACTTCTTGATGCCAATCGACATCTTGACCTTTTCCAACTCCTCCAGCTGCCAATACTCCGGCCACAAAGGATTGCCACTGGGCAGAATGGCAGGGAACTCCAGTATCTCCCACTGGTCCGATTTCAACTGCCCCTGCTGACGCAACAGCCGTCCAGACAGGTCATCCGTCTTCCACCTTGTGTTAATGATAATGATCGCGCCATTAGGCTGTAATCGCTGACGGGGGCCCGAGGTGTACCACTCCCACGTGTTTTCCATGGCAGTCTCAGACACCGCGTCCTGCTCGTCCAAGATGTCGTCCAGCACAATAATGTCGCCACCGCGACCGGTCATCGCACCACCCTTACCGATGAAGAAGGCCTCACCACCTTGGCGCGTGTTCCACCGGCCAGCAGCCTTGCTGTCCACAGAAAGCTTGGTTTCAGGGAATAACTCGCCGTACTTCTCATCCTCCACCAAGTTCCTGATCATCCGGCCAAACCGCTGCGCTAACTCAGCCGTGTGGGAGCCAACGATAAGCTTACTCTGCGGTAACTTGCCCATCAGGTAGGCAGGGAACAGATAACTGCCCATTTGGCTTTTGCCGTGGCGCGGGGGCATCGCGATCATCAACCGCTTGCACTTGCCAGAGACAACACGATCCAATGCAGCCGCGATCCGCCGATGGTGCTCCCCGACGATCATTTCAGGCCACACGTACAGGCAGAAGTCCAGAAAGGTTGTTGTTGCGCGGTCCCGGGCCTCCAAGAGTTGGAGGCGGAGTTCGAGCTTGAGCCGCTCTGCGTCAATGTCTTCAGGTTTCATAGATTACTAATATATACCCCCCATGTGCCTTTTACAAATGAAGGGGGTGGTTTTATGGGGAGGGGGTGCCGGGGGTCAAGTTTATGAGGGGTATTTGTTTGTGTGAAATCGCGCCATTGGCCTCGGTCTGTCAAGGGGGGCCGTTTATGGCCCTCCCCCCTGACCGTTATACGCTCTATACCGATCTAGCTTCTATACCCTTATGGTATATATACCCTCTCTCCCTCTCACGCTTAGTTTTACTATGCATAATGGTTCTATATTCTATACCGCCCGCCCTGGCTATTGACGTGCAGCTACAGTAAATACAGGCGTAAAAAAACCCGGGCCGCGGCCCGGGTCGCACTGGTGGCAGTGCTGTTACTCGGTCTTGCTGTACGTCAGGTCATCGGCCCGGGCTCGGTCATCGGTGCCCAGTGCCTTGTTGTGCGCATCGCGGGCCGCGCGGGCTGTCTCTTCAGTAGTGTACAGGTCCCGGGTATTCAGTCGCACCGCGGTGTACTCCTGCTCTTGGTACGCGAAGCGGGTCTTATAGTCGGATGAATAGACTTCATCCACCCGGCGGAAGCGCAGCAGCATCGCGCACAATGCATTGACTTCCTTGTCAGTGAATCCCGCTGGGATAACATACTCGAGCCCGCCGATAAACAGGGTGTTGGCTTGTGTCTTCATTCTCTCTATCCTCTCTAAGGGTTGCGTGGCACCACCGGTGCCACGCGGTAATTATAACATCAATCCACGTCAATGCTAAACGATATTCTGCTGCGGACTATATCGCGCACCGTGTCTTCGAAGTCGTAGTCTTCGATTACTCTGTTCACCTCGTGCTCGAGGTCGATGCTGTTCTCGTACCAGTTCTGAATCCTCGCATCGATAATTGCATCGAGCGCAATATGATCCACCGTCAGCATCACCCGCTCCGCGGCCCCTGCCGCGGGATTATCTTCCGGGCTGATCCGCACCTCGTCCGGCGGTGCGGGCAGGAATTCGGGCAGCGCATCAATAGCATTCGCAACAGTGTTCAATACTACGTGCATCGCGGTCAGCGCACCAATCCGCGATGCTGGATCGCTGATTGAATCCAGCACACCGTGAGCCGCGGACAGCGCCGCTTTAACGTCAGTCTGCTGATCATTGAAAATGCGATTGCGGATCGCTGCGACTAATAGGGCTTTTTCCATTTTCTCTATCCTCTCTAATCGGGCCCGCCACCGGGCCACTGATTAAATAATACGCTTATATTTCCCGTGCGTCAATAGCCTGGACACAATAACCCCGGGCCGGGCTCCCCGGCCCGGGGCCCGCGCGCCGCGGGCCGAGCGCCACGCGGCAGGTTTCGAGCGCCGAGCGGCAGGGCTCGCGGGGCAGGTTTACTGGCGCAATCCTAACCAGCACTTGTGACAAAAATGCGGGCAATCCCCGAGGGAAGAGCCCGCATTGATGACAATAGTTAACAGGTCAGGCGGTTAGTAGTTCCAAAGCGCGATTTTTGAGAGCCGAACCAGTACCGAACCACGCGGACTCGAGGCGGGTATTGTCGGAGCGGCCACGCTCGTGATCGACTAATTGCGTGACAGCATTCAGCATCGCCCAGCGGGTACCGGCAACGCCCGGGATGTCGGAGCCGATAGCCTTGCGGTTTTCGAATAAGTCCATCACTCGCTTGTATGCCCGGGTTTCGCTCAAATCGATTTTGCTTGTGTGATACGGCTTGAGCAATTCGCGCACGAATAAGTCCGAATCAGTGGCGGTCATTGTGATATGCGACAGCTGGCGGGACTGCACCAGAAAACGCTCGAATTGATTCGCAACGATGCCTAGCTGTAAGCGGACAGCATCAGCATCGAACCTCTCGGAGTGCAAAACCCGAACGCTCGATTTTAGATAACCCTTGTCGGTTTCATCCGCAGTACTGTTTACCGCGGGGGTTATCGTGTTATTGCAGACAACGCGAATAGCAGTGAATTTTGCAATAGTTGCCATCGTTCCATCGTAGGACGTGCCGAGCAGTAAATAGGGTTTCACTAGGTCACCATCGACAACCGGGGCACCATCGCCAACACGTGCCAGAGCCCACACCCGGCGGCCGTGCGACAACGCACCCGCGGTTTCCATCTCAAACCCGCCAACATCCGAAAGCTTGCGGAAAAAATCCATTATTTCGCCCGGCTGGACAACGCGGTAATCCTTGCTCACTACTGCCAGCGGCGCACCAGTATCGCTGCGCGTCAGCACTTTGCGATCCGGCCATGCCTGAAAACCAGTGACGGCCGGGGTTGTGTAATGAACATCCGAAGTTTCCACGGTGTAACCGAGCCCGGCTTCCTGAGTCCACGTATCAATATCGGCACCAGCGGACAACGCTTGTCCGAGTCCGTGCCATGGTGTGCGGCCAGCATAAGCAATCGCGGCGCGGCCTGTAGTTTCATCAATCATATGAGCCATTTTCTCTATCCTCTCTATTTAGGTTGAATCGTTCGCAACCGAACGATGGACTAATATTATCTGTTCCCGTCCGGAACGTCAATAGTTTATTTTCCGCGCAGTGCAAAATAATTTTGCACTACCGCCGGGGTGTAAGAAAAATAACCGCGGATTTTGCTGTCACGCTCGCGGGCCACATGTTCCCGAAATTTCGGAGTGATGCCGCGAGCACGCAAAGCAATCACCAGTGTGGACAAGTCGCAATCCTCTTCCAGATAAGCAAACCCGCCCCGCTGATAAGAGAAACAAGTGATTTTCTCCACAATGCCCAAATCGCGCAAAACCGAAAACGGAACTTTCGCCCAGCCGTGGCCCGGGTCCGAATAAACATCGAATGATTTTTGCATCGCTCTATCCTCTCTATTTTTGCCCGCCACCGGGCAGTGAACTAATATTAGCTGTTCCCGCTCGGCACGTCAACCGTTATCGAAAAATTCCACCAGCCACCACAGAACAAAAATTATTAATACCGCAAATATAAACATCAGGCCACCTCGCGGCCAACATCACCCGCCACATGATGACGCAGGAACGAGCCCGGCGGCAGGGAACGAGCAAAGGCCCGCAACGCTTCCGCATCATTCGCCGCGCCCGTTTTTTTCGTGCCGTGCCACTGTATCGCAGTGGGACCGCTGGCGGCATAACATCCGCCCTCGCCCGTGCCAACACGCTTCGCGCCCGTACCATGCGCAACGAAGACGATCACATAATCCCGGTCACCGCGGGCACAAAGCGGGTCACCATTACCGCATTGCTGGCAGGTGAAAGTGTCCGACAATTCAGCAGGGCAGCGCACGAATTGAACACCCGCGATTCTCTGTGGCCACTGTGTATCGACCGGGGCGGCATACACCGCCGGGCGACCCAGCGAGTGAGCAACGAGGGCTTCCGAAGCGGTATCGCACGATGCATTAATAACGGTTTTGCCGGGAGCCGGAACGGGTAACGCACTGGCATCAAAATGCGAATAAGTCCACGCCTTACCACCACGCGGCACCGCGTCAACAATAGCAGACAAATATTCCTGATCTATTTGGGTTGTGCCCGTCTCGCTCTTCGGATGTAAGCCACAGGTTTTCGGGCACGTGCCATAAGTTTCATGTTCGCCCGAACGATAAGTTACTGCTATCGGGCCGGTTTTTTTATTTGCCGATACGGCGACTGTTTTTAACATAATCTCTATCCTCTCTATTTGCCGGGCCTCCCCAGCACAGCTATATACTAGCATTACCGCGCAGGAATTCTAGTAGATTTTTTCTATGGTCTAACCGCCCCCGATAGATAGTCTCTTATTGCTTCCCAGTTAACACCATTTGACGGCCACCGAGCCACCGGGTCTACGCGCAAGCCGTTTTCTATCAAGTCCAGCGTTTGGCCACCATGATAGAGATTCACTATCCCGATTCGCTTACCGATAGGCAAATGCTTTACCAGCAAATAAGCAGGGCAACCGTAGGACCAATGACGATACAGGAACGAAGCTTGATGCGGGCGCAAGCCAATTTTCAAACCGCGAGAAACAACCTTGTTTTCCAAAAAGCCAACAGCGCCAGTCTCTTTATTGGCAATGACCATATCAGGGAAACCCAAATTGGCCAGCGATTCAACTCGGGAAATGTCCACACTGGGCAAATGCTCGCGGATGTAATCAGAGAAAACCGCTTCAGGCTTCCGGGCCATCGTCAGGGTCCATTTCGAAAACATCCGGGGCAGGTTCCGGAACAGGCGACTCAAAAGCGGGCTCCTGCTCTTTATCGACCGCTTCCCGAACGTCCGAGGGCTTTAGATCAATAATCGCAGTCGGCGGGGGCCCGCCGTAAAGCTTTTTCAACTCGTCAAGCTTGCGCTGAACTTCCTCTTTCGACATCGAATCAATAGTGCCGTGCCGGATTTCCTTCCGCTCGACATAGATCGTGCCCAAAGCTTGCCCGCGGCGATACTCGGCCTGAACAGCAGCAGCATACGCACCCGCCTCCAGCGCCTTGTCACGGATCATCTGAAGGTCTTTCATGTGCCGCTCATAGGACGTATTGTATTTCGAGGCCAATTCGGCCCTGTACGCCTGTATCGCAGCCACAATGTGCGGGTTAATGTCCGGGTTAGTCAGCTTCCACGCCATCACTGACGCACTGGTGGGCCTGTACCCAGCGCGAATAGCCGCTTCCTTCAGCGTTACCCTGCCGTCCCCAGACACATACTCCTGAACAAATTTCCATTCCTTGGGCTTCAGGGTCTTCTGCTTCGACAGTGGCGCGACTTTCGTGGCCATCCGGTTAGCCGACTTCTGCTGGACTACTGGCGGGGTCTGCCAGACATCCCGTTTGGTCATTACTTAGTCCTCCAGAGCCGCCAGCCCTCTTCAACGCGCCTCAGGGTGAACCCCCATGCCGGGGAATGCGCTTGAGCGTATCTAACGGCCGCTACGCGGGCCGAGGCGGCTTTCTTTTCGTCCCTAAACAGGATGCTATCCCCCGGTTCCATTTCAGAGAACGGATAGCGCGTCCGGGACGCTGGCAGGTCAATATCTCGGTCTATTGCGTACATTTTAAAACCCCTGTAACTAGTATGCCAAGAGTGTATCCGCCCCTAACCAATGTGTCAAGAAAACAACCCCAGAGAACAAAGTGGCCCTATAGACTTTTTTTGGGGTCATGATAATTTTTGGATCAAAAAAAAC